GCCACGGGTTATCTCAAGGATGCAGAACCCCGTGACCACACACATGACCGTCCATAGACCGACCGGGTTCAACTCCCGGCTATGTGTGGTACCGAGCATAGGAAGCCCCGCCATGGAAGGTGGGGAAAGGTGGCCTAGGCATGCCGCCATCGGTACATGATCAGGATGATTGCCTTCTTACTCTTGTGGTTCGGGGCGATCATCCTGATCGTACAACTTCTCAATCACGCTAGCTGAAGCAGGGCACACGTCACGGACACGCTAGCTTCTCACCCCTTGTCCGGGGTCAGTTGCGAAAGGGTATGCCCGTTGAGGGAACCGGCGGTTGACGTGTGTCCTACTTGAGCTAGCTGAATGAGCGGTGCGTGATCGGTAAACAGCCTGCGCAGCCGGGAGGGAACCGCAACCTCCGACGTACCGCTCATTGAGCTAGCGAATCCATACAACCTGGGGAGGTGAGACATGCGCGAGAGTTGGTCACGTGCACTCGACATGCAGATGGAATACCATCGGTGGTGTTCGTCTGACGGCGGCAAACTGTACAACCTGTTGTTCTTTGCCGACACGTTAGAGAAGGCATCGGAACAGAAGCCACCTTTAGAGGTGACGGATGCGGAGACACGAAACGCATCGGTAATCCTGCAACAGCACCTCGTACAAACTCTATGGCAGGCGGACACGATGTTCGTCACGTCGGACATGTTGCATGTGCTGATACAGGCAGCGGCGGACTTGCCGGAAGACGCAGCATTCGATGAGCATACCCTCATCACACCCTGTGGGTTCTGTCTGTTTGAGGAACCCCTTGTAGGAAACGATGGTCATGGAGGGCAAACCGCTATGACTGGTATCGCGTGGAGAACCATACTGGGTGTGGTAGATGGGGGCGAAGTCGACAAGATGTTGCTGATCTACTTCCTTGTCGACCCAGACGATACACGTGATACATACACGGGTCAGTTCAATGAGCGAATGCGTAAGGCAGGATTGCCTTCTACCCCGCTCACACTTCAGCACTTCTTCCCGACACGGTTCGGTAGAACTTTGGATCGTGCCAAGTACGAATCCGTAGAAGGATCGATGATCATCACGGACACGCTCGCTGTATTCATCGCGATGCAACTGCTGGCGCAGCAGAGAATGGGGGAACCCATTCAGATGCGACCGGATCGTGCGGTGCGCAAGCGTGCAGCCAAGTGGCACGAAGGTGATCGGTACATCACATTGATCACACTTCGTAGGAAGTCTGTGAAGAAGGATGACATCGAGCCAGTCAAGGTCGATTGGTCGCATCGATGGCTGGTGCAAGGACACTGGCGTCGACAGTACTATCCGAAGACGAAGACACACGACTACGTGTACATCTTCGGGTACGTCAAAGGGCCAGAGGACAAGCCGCTATTGGTACGTGAGCGGCGTGTGTTCGACTTCAGGAGGTGAGCATGCCGATCAAGACAGTGGAAGTCACGCAGCACACGTACGATCAGAGAGAGCGTAAGTCATGTAATTGGTGCGGGATGCGTCGATTGTGCACACGGATCACGTTGCACTTCACGTCGACCGGACGCAAGTCGACAGCATGGGCATGCAACGAGTGTCTGACGAGCATGACACCCGGCCTCAACGCTGAGTGACAGTTCCTACAGACTAGAGTTGGGGGTTGACAAGCACCGCGCACAGGGGCTACCCTTGGGTGACACCTCCCCGGTGTCGGCAGATAAACGGGAGAGAGCGCGGCCCCCATCCTCGATGTGGGAACGGCCAACCTCTCTCCCGTTCTGCGTTCTGTAAGCAAACAAAGGAGTTGGTCATCGCAGTCATGCGCCTCATGCTAGTAGCAGTGGGTTTGCTACTTCTCATAGGAGCAGGATCAGCAGGAGCAACAACGCAGTCACAGCAGTTGAAGCACAGCACGGATGTACTGAGGTTCTTCGACAATCATTCGTGGCTGGTCGCACCGAACAAGGACAAGTGTGCCGAGGTACCGTGGCAGAAGTCATGCCGAATCGGTCGGTTGCTTGTCAAGCAGCACACAGCGCAGCAGAAGAAGATCAAGAGGATCATCTTCTACACGCTACCCGATACAGACAACTGGACTCGCGCCGTGCGTATCACGCAGCGAGTGTTCCCAGGAACTGATGAGTGGCTGTTCCGTATCTCAGGACGTGAGTGTCGGGCATGCTACACGGTACCCGGTGCATTCGTGTGCAACTACGAGGGGTCTGGTGCATGTGGCCCGATGCAGTTCATGAGTGGTACCTTCTGGGATCACGTGTATGAGGCCAAGGCAGCAGCAGAGAAGCGAGGCTTCATCATCCCGAGCAACGTGTGGGACTGGCGACATCCTCTAGGTCAGGCACTGACCGCAGGACACATGCGGTATACTGACATCGACGGGTGTCACTGGTGTCAGACTGACTACTAGGAGCGATCATGTTCCGGTGCAAGATAGGACTGCATCCGTGGGAGTGGAGTGAGCAGCGTATCTACTCGGTCGACGGATCGACGCTAGTCCTCACGAAGTGTCGATGTAAGGACGAGGACTGTCGGCAGCACTACTGGCGCACCGTGAACTTGGAGAAGATCAACCGACCGTGGTAGCGGTTGCTCCGCTAGAGGAATACTGCCCCTCCTGTGGGGGTTGGGTGTCGTACCTTCACTTCGATCATGAATCAGGATGGTGTCGACAGTGCGTAGGTTCGAACGACGACCAAGCAAGGTGCACACGATGTGGTTCTGTACTCCCCGTCAACCACGGACGATCTACGTGCCACAACTGTCGGCAAGAGCGATGGCTAGAACGGTACATGGACGATCTAGAGTATCTGGTGGTAGCAAAGGGATACTCTGTACATCAGGCACGCATGGCAATCGTGAAGATGGTTCGTCCGATCTGTCATGCGTGCCATCGTCCGATCAAGGGAGGACGTGAGGGTGCACTCTTTCACAAGTCAAACGAGAACAAGTCGTGCCATGCTGCTTATGCAAGGTACGTGCGTCTCGTCAAGTCCGGCTTGACTCAAGCGCAAGCACTTGATAGGATTCAAGTTCGGACACGACGCATAACAACAGATGGTACAGACTGTCTTTCGAGGGAGGTGAGCGGTATACATGACGCCGAGTGAAATCGCAGAGCTAGTGCAGCCTGTGGTTCCTGCCGAGAAGTTCAAGGCACGTGTGTGGCAAGAGCGTGACCTGAATTTCCTGGCTCCCATGCCATCCAGTGCAAACTGGTCACAGATGGGATGCTTCAAGACATCGACTGCACTCTGGTTGATGCAGCGCAAGAAGGTCAAGAACGCAATGATCATCACGTCGAAGGTGGGTAAGGGGTCATACTTCAGTGACTTCTACAAGTGCCTGCCTACTTCGTGGAAGCTGTTCAACCTCAACATCCATGACATCACGCTTCGGGTCAATGACTACGAAGAGAAGATGGACATGGAGGATGTGCTTGACACGATCAAGACAGGGTTCCACAACACACCGATGGTGATCCTCGCACACTACGACGTGTTTACCACGGCTGCGAACAACTCGTCTCGCAAGCGTGCAGAGGGTGGGCCTGGACTTCTCGACAAGCTGCGCAAGATCAACTGGGACATGATCCTCATCGATGAGTGTCATCGCATGAAGAACCCCAACGCACAGTGGACGACGAACATCAAGAAGTTCAAGGCGAAGAACCGACACGTGATGTCGGGTACTGCGTTCGTGAACAACCCCGCTGAAATCTGGTCGATCCTCAACTTCCTTGATCCTATCAAGTGGAGTTCGTACTGGCAGTTCCGTGGTCACTTCTGTGACGAGTACGTCGCACCGAATGGGTACCGTGTCATGCGTGGTATCAAGCAGGGACGTGTCAACGAGTTCCGTGATCTACGCAAGTTGCTTGGCCCTCGTCACACGATGGCCGAGGTACATCGAGGGATCACGAAGCCCATTGACACGGCGCACGAAGTCGACTTGAATCCGACACAGAGGCGCATGTTCAACGAGATCAAGTCCACGCTGTCGACCCTGGATCAGAAGGGCGATTCACTCACGTCACCGAACGTGCTGTCGCAGTTGAACAGACTGCGGCAAATCACGGTAGCTACGCCTGACGTGAAGAGCAGTGCGTACAACTCACAGCAGAACAGGCTGGTTACTGAGGTGAAGCTGATCGAACCGTCATCGAAGCTCGATGTGGTGATGGGCATTCTCGATGAGCTTGATAGTCCAGAAGAGAAGGTGGTTGTGTTCAGCAACTTCCGTGATCCTCTCGACATCCTCAAGGCCAGATTGGAGAAGAAGAAGATCGGGTTCGTGCACCTTGAGCAGAAGCACAACGAGAACGAACGGTATCGACTGTGGCATGACGAGTTCCGCAAGCCAGAGAAGAAGGTGTTCCTGTCGACGCTGAGTCTCGGTGGTGAGTCGATCAACCTCACGTGTGCGCAGTACCTGATCTTCCTCGATAGATCGTGGTCGCCCAAGGACATGCTTCAGGCAATCGGTAGAGTCTATCGACCGGGCCAGGAGGGTGCCGTTGAGGTGATCCACATCAACGCGAAGAACACGACTGACGCATACGTCACGTCGCGTCTCGTCATCAAGGAGAAGTGGTTCAATGAAATCTTTGGCGACTAGAACAGTGGGATCGATATCCCCGCCGAAGGATCATCTGGAACTGGGTGATCGCATCCGATACCATCATCGTGCTTGTGTTGCACGTATCCCGAAGAGCAGGCACACAGGATCGGGAGTATTCGATCTACCACCGATACCCGCAGAGTGGAATGC